ACTCACAGATTATTGCTATTGCATGCCAGGTAGAGCGTGGCGAAATGCCGCTGGAGGTTACTTATGGAATTACCGACCCAACGTTTTCGGCTTTTAGAAAATCAGAAGTGTACCAAGTTCTTGCTGTCTATTGGCCGGAAATAAAACTGAATGAAATATCAATTTCTTCTCCCGATAAGTTTGGCGCTAAAAGGCTAAACGTGGACTTTAGTGCATAAATATGGCATCTCCTGACTTCAGTCCATACATTGACCTTTCTGGGAACAACCTCGGCCCAGACGAGCTTTACACTCAAGCTGTTCAGTACGCTCGATTAGCACTCCCCGAGTTTGCACCAAGAACCGGAACCGTAGAAGACGCAATAATGCAGGCAACTTCACTGCTTGCTTCTCTTACTCTTGGTGCAATCAACAGCCTTCCAGACGGTCTAATGGAGGGAATCCTTAGACTGATGGGAATAACGAGATTCGAAGCAACGTTTGGAACAATCAACGTTGAGTTTGAAATGATTGACGTCAACCAGAGTATTGCATCTGATTTTTATGTTATTTACGAATCGACAGAAGGTGAAGTATTTGCGGAGTATCCATTTTACACAACCGAGATAGTCACCGCTGGTGCCGGTCTTGACACCATTACAGCAACACTGACAGCGTCAGTTGCAGGAATACTACCGTCTATTCCGATAGGTACAGAACTTATAATAGCCCAGCCCAATGGCAGCGTGCTTTTATGTACAACAACATCTCTTCTGCTGCAAGGAAACCAACCAGAAACAGATGAAGAGTACTTTAGTAGGGCCACTTCAAAACTGCAACTTCTAAACTCCACCCTTGTAACTGCTGCCCAGGTCGAAGCTTACATACTTACTACGTATGACGAGGTTCATCGATGCAAGGTTTATGATTTAACAAAAGCTGTTACGTACATAAACCCATCAACAGACAACACAACCGCTAGTGGTTCGACCGTGACTGTAACAACGACAGGAACTCAGGGTACTGCATTTTTTGCTGATGCCGATTTTTCGAGCGGTTTGTTTAGAATAATAAACAATTCGACAACTAACGCCGACATTGTAGGCACCCCGACAGGATGCTTTGTTCCAGCAAGCCCCAACTCTGGCGCTGGCACGTTCGCGTATACAAATGTCGCCACTCATTCTGCAAGCCCTGTAAGCGTAGTAGATATGGCTCCGTTTGAGATTGACACAGCAGTAGATACGCCTGGGTATTTTGTTGTATTTATCTGTGACGAAAACGGTAACCCAATATCTTCCGACCTTAAAACAACCATTTACGACGATGTTAAATCTCGCATAGTTGCGGGTCTGTCTTTCCAGGTTCTTGACCCTATAGTTGTTGATGTTTCATTTACTGTTTCAATTAAAGTCAACTCAGAATACGCATCAGGTTCTGTAGCCACAAACGTTGGCACCGCGCTGGAGTCTTATGTGTCTCCAGAAAACTGGCCAAACTGGGAAACAACAATAAGGTATTATGACCTTGTTGTAGAAGCCGTAAAGACACTTGGCGTATCAGGCGTTACTGGAATTGTAAGCTCAGTTCCTAGCTACGTTCTTTCTACCGTTGCTCCGGGGAACGCTTTACTAGTTTCTGAATTGACTAGCGGTTCAGAAACCACGGGGTATGAAATCCTGTATATGGGTGTTCTTCCACGGGCAACAGTAGAAATAGTTGTTGAATAATGATTACAAACAGGCTTACCGGAGCGCAGGAAACACTTACGTCTACTGGGGGCTCTTCGCAGTGGCAGGTTTCTGGTGGCGTAATATACGATGGCGGAATATCTGAATTAGCGCCATTTACGCATTTTCGTCAGTCAAAGATTGCTGTTTCAGGAACTTCTGTAGAGTTAAGTTTAGACAACCTAACAACATTTAGTGGTGATGGTGATTTACCTTTTGTTTTTCTTTTCGCCGTCAAGATGCCATCTGGTGGAACCATAACGTCATCGATTACGGAAAATACTTCCATATCGGTACTTTCGGTAGAAACAAAGATAATTTCTCCAGAGACTGCATCAATTAATGCCGAAGGCGTAGGTTCACCACAATGGTCAATAGTTAGATTTAATACAGAAATAGTTGCAGACATTGTTTCTCCTACTTTTAATATTTCAATAACGCTGGAGCCAGAAGATGCTGGTGACTTTATTTATTTTACTCGTCCTGCTTTTTACCCTAGATATGAGTTTTTAGCTCAAAATGCTTCTTTGGAAGAAATTTTTGCATACTTGCCTGAATTGTTTATAGAGACAGACTTTTCGGTTACCGACGACCTGGATTTGCCAATGTTTCGTTATCTAGATGTAGCAACATCGCAAATGAACGTCATCTCTAATAATGCTGTTGGGTATACCTTTTTCGATATATCTGAAGGGTATGTGGAGGGCAATACAGATTTAGAGAGTTCCCTTGTTGAGACAAACAACGCAGACTTAGAGACGCTTATTTGGTTGGCTAAATTTTCTGGCACACTTCCGATTACAAGGTTCGCTTCTTCGCTAGAGACAGTTACTGAGCCTTTTGTTTTAGATGCAAGTACCCTCGATTCGGCAGACACATTAAGGGTGACTAGCTATTTAGAATTGAACCCTCCTGCTATTGACGAAGAAGACCAGAGAGGTCTTGTTAAGTGGCAAATAGACAATGGATACTACGGGATTAATGCTGGTAGCGACAATGCGCTTAAAGAGTCTGCGAAGCTAATGCTTATTGGGACGAAGACAGTTTCATTAGAATACGACTATTCTACTTCTCCTTTTGAGATTAATGTAGTGACGAGATGGGACGAAACCCTTGGAGGGGACGTGGCGCTGATTGGGCAGTCTTCGCCTTTGGTTCTTGAAGCCGTGTCTAAAGCCCGGCCTTTAGGAGTACTTGTGACTCACGAAATGGTTGCGCCGTAGTAAAATTGTGCTACGGAGGTATCTATGTTTGACGAAGACGACGCCGGCCTAAGACAGCAATTTGAGCTCCTTATGAAAGGGATGCTCCCATCAAGACTGATTACGAATTTTGTAATCGTTGCTGAGGTTGTGGACGGCGACTCCAGTGAGCTGTCGGTTTCTGTTTCGGGAGGGATGACCCCGTGGCTAGCATCCGGAATGCTGGAGCATGCTGCCAGCATTATTTCTACCGGTGATTCAAGAAGCATGGATGATGAAGACTAGACCTAATACTGGGTTGCCTTTTGTTCATCTACAATAGTTATGGTTCTATGGAGATTTGTCAATGATAGCTGGAAATTATAATATGCTCTGTCAGCAGGGGGCTAGTTTTGCGCGCATCATAGCACTTGAGCAGCCAAGGACTCCAACTGAAGAAAACCCGGATGAATACGAGGTTTACCCTCTCACGAACCACACGGCGAGGATGCAGGTTAGAAGAACTATTGAGTCAACAACTCCAATGATTACATTGACAACTGAGAACGGAAGAATCACCCTCAATGGTGCTGCTGGCTTAATAAGCTTAAGCATAAGTGCTGCGGACACTGCGGGCCTCACTTCCAGCGGCGTTTACGACCTTGAGATTATTTCTTCCGGCGGGCTTGTATCACGCGTGATACAAGGAACATTTACTCTCTCTCTAGAGGTAACACGATGAGTAACACGCTTCCAAACAATGTAAATATTTATCAAGATACTCCAAACAGCGTAACTGTTGACCAGGATGCGCCAAACCTTGTTGTTGTTCGCTCAACTTCTCCTTCCAACACGCTTACAAATAGGCATGAATTTTCTCAAGGGACCGCATCCGCAACATGGGTAATAACTCATGCGCTTGGAGGTAAGCCGCAGGTAACCATTGTGGACTCTGCAGATACCCACGTATTTGGTGATGTACAATACAATAGTAATACTCAGGTTACGGTGACGTTCTCTGCGGCATTTTCTGGAAAAGCATATCTCACATAGAGTAGAGGAAAAATGGCACAAAAATTTTTAACAAATATTGACCTTAATCAAAATCAACTAGTCAATGCCACTTTTGAAAAACTGGCCACCGAACCAGCATCGGGAAATTTTGAAGGTCGTCTTATATACGATACGGCTACCGACACCATCAAGGTGTACACAGGTTCTGCATTTAAATCTCTTCCTCACACGATTGTTTCTGGTGGCGGTGCTGGAATCGCAGAAGCGCTTACAGTTTCCGAGTCAAATGGTACGGTAACCCTCACTCTTAATGTTGCAGATACAGACAGTGCCGGTCTGCTACCTGCGGCAATGTGGCAAATGCTTACAGACGCAACTTCAGATGCAACTGCCTCCAAGTTGGTCAAAAGAGACGCAAACGGAAATGCTAAAGTTGCTACCCCAACGGATGCCGCACACATTGCCACCAAGGGATATGTAGACGCTGCCCGTCAGGGTCTTGATGTCAAACAGTCGGTAAGGGTTGCCACAACTGGAGCAATTAACCTTTCTTCCGACCTCAATAACGGCGACACAATTGACGGTGTAACACTTGTAACTGGTGACCGTGTTCTCGTAAAAAACCAAGGAACTCCTTCTGAAAACGGTATTTACGTAGCCACTGCTACTGGCGCAGCATCGCGTTCGTCTGACGCCAATGGAACAGCCGACACAGGTGAACTAAAATCTGGAACTTTTACCTTTGTTGAAGAGGGTACGGTCAACTCAGATAAGGGTTTTGTTGTTTCTACGAACGGAACAATAACAGTAGACACAACAGGAATCGCATGGACACAGTTCTCTGGTGCCGGTTCGTTTACTTCTGGTGACGGTCTTTCTCAAGACGGAAACACAATAAATGTCAATGTAACAGCTAACAGAACAGCTATTACCGCAGACGCGATTGACATTGCGTCAACCTATGTTGGTCAGTCTTCAATCACAACTCTCGGAACAATCACCACTGGTGTTTGGAACGGCACAGACGTAGCCGTCGCAGACGGTGGTACTGGTGCGGGAACCGCCGCAGGTGCTCGCACAAACCTTGGTATCGCAACCTCCGCTGGAACTTCAACAACATCCACTCCAGCCCTTGCACGTATTGCGAAACAAGCCTGTGCGGCAAGTGCTGCTGGTACTTCGTCAACCGTGGTTACTCACTTATTTAACTCAACTGATGTCATTGTTCAGATTTATGAAGTATCAAGCGGAGCAACAGTAGTCGGTGATGTTGTTCGCACGAACGCAGACACGGTAACGGTGACTCTTCTCGGAACAATCACAGCAGGCGATTACACAATCGTAGTAACAGGATAAAAAAACATGAAAATTACAGCAGAACAAAAAGCAATGGCAGCATCGTACGCAAGAAGCGTCTTTGGTGCAGCAGTCGCAGTTTACGCCTCAACAGGAGACATCAAGATGGCAGCAAATGCTCTCTGGGCAGCAGGTCTTCCTGTCATCATGCGTTACTTGAATCCAAAAGATACAGCATTCGGCAAAAAAGCTTAATGCTTAGCCCTGAGGGGCACTAACAAGAGAAACGACTGAGGTCATGGCTCAAAAATTTATAACCCCTATCGCCATTAAGCAGCTGTCGTCTGCTGGCTCCGATGGGTTGACAATTTTTGTAGACCAAGAAACTTTTGCAAGACTTCAAATTCAAGGTGGCGGTCGTCTTGTTTGGGGTGACGGAACTGGCGGCGGAGATGTAAACCTCTATCGTGACGCAGCAAACGTACTCAAAACAGACGATACCTTCAAGGTCCCTGCTCTCTTCATTGATGGAATCGAAGTAGACACAACTGGCGCAACTGGTGACCAGGTACTTAAATTCAACGGAACCAAGTTTGTTCCAGGAGTCGCATCAACCGTTGCCTCTATTGACGACTTAACAGATGTAACCATAACAAGCATTGCGACTAACCAGGTTCTGCAATACAACGGAACTGCGTGGGTTAACTCAAATGCTGCAGGTGGAGCAACGGTCTCCGACAGTGCCCCAGGTACTCCATTTGCTGGTCAGATTTGGTTTGAGTCAGATACGGGTAAGACTTTCGTTTACTACGATTCTCAGTGGGTTGAAATCGGAGCACAGCCTCTAGGACAGATTGGACCCACTGGTCCGTCTGGACCGTCTGGTCCTGCTGGTCCGACAGGGGCTACGGGTAGTACCGGTCCCACGGGTATTTCTGTTGTTAATATTGATGGTGGTGAGCCATCCACCAATTACGGTGGCATTACTTCGCTTGATTCAGGAGGTGTTTGATGGCTATTCAGATTCAATTTAGACGCGGCACCGCCGCAGAGTGGACGGCTGCAAACCCCACTCTTGCTGTAGGTGAACTCGGCGCAGAAACCGACACAGGTAAATTCAAGGTAGGTAATGGCTCTACTGCTTGGACTTCTCTTGCCTACAGTTCTGGTCCTCAGGGCGTCAGCGGAGTATCTGGAGTCTCCGGAGTCAGTGGGGTTAGTGGAGTATCTGGCGTATCTGGAGTATCTGGTGTATCTGGTGTATCTGGTGTTATTGGAGCAACTGGTCCTTCTGGTGTATCTGGTGTATCTGGTGTATCTGGTGTATCTGGTGTATCTGGTCCTTCTGGAGTATCAGGAGTATCAGGAGTATCAGGCGTCAGTGGCGTAAGTGGAGTATCCGGCGTTTCTGGAGTTTCGGGCGTATCTGGCGTAAGTGGAGTAAGCGGTGTTCCTGGAGCACAAAACGCTCACGCAACCGTAGTAACGGTTGAAAGCACAATGAGTGCAAGTACTTACTTTGCTGGGACCGCAGACGCTAGCGAAGGCTACGGTGTCGGTGCCTACATTGAAGCAAACGCCAATGGTGCTATTTCCACGGTAGGTGGAGCAACAATTATTGTTGGTGACCGCGTTCTTTTCATAGCAAGAACTAGCCCGATTGAAAATGGTATCTATACCGTAACAAGTCTTGGCTCCGGTGGTTCTAAATATAGATTCACTCGTGCAACTGACTTTGATAACAGTATTGCTGGCGAAGTTGAAAAGGGAGACTTCTGTCTTGTTGAAGCAGGCGACAAAGCGGGCAGAACATTCATTCAGACCGTTACAGGTACTGCTGCTAATAATGCAATCAAAATTGGAACCGACAATATTCAATGGGTTGAAACTGGTGGTATTGGACCCGTAGGTCCAACTGGTCCAACAGGACCTCAAGGCGTAAGCGGTGTCAGTGGAATTTCTGGAGTATCTGGAGTTAGCGGAGTTTCTGGTGTTTCCGGTGTCTCAGGTCCTAGCGGTGTTTCTGGAGTTAGTGGTGTCATTGGCGATACTGGTCCAACCGGTCCCTCGGGCGTATCTGGAGTATCGGGTGTTTCTGGTGTTTCTGGCGTATCAGGAGTAAGCGGTGTAATTGGACCAACAGGAGTCAGCGGCGTTTCTGGTGTCTCAGGAGTTTCGGGTGTTATTGGTAATACTGGTCCAACAGGTCCAACAGGACCTACAGGAGTAACAGGTGCAACTGGACCAACAGGACCCACAGCGATTACAAGTTCTGCAACTGCTCCAGTCTCTCCATCTGCTGGTCAAGTTTGGTTTGATACATCTACTGGTTCTTCATACATCTACTACGACTCAGCATGGGTTGAACTTGGTGGCGGAACAATGTCGCCACTACCAGTTACTTCATCTACTCGTCCATCTGCACCGTGGGAAGGTCAGACGATTTATGAAACTGACACAGACCTTCTCTATTTATACAGTGGCTCAGCGTGGATTGAGGTTGTTTCTGCTCTAACAAAAGCACCACGAGGGATAATAGCGTACAACCAAGTAATCACTAGCGACCTAACAATCACTACCGAAGAGATTCAAATAACGGGAAGCACTTTTGCTGCGGTTGCTAATCGTTATTATAAAGTCACATATTTTGAGCCACAACTTTACGGCTCAACAACATATATGGTCTCAAGACTAAGACTGACAAACATTTCTGGAACAGAGAAACAGGTCAGTTATCCCTATATTGGCGGAAATATAAATGTTCCAAATACTGTTCAGTGGGTAGGAACATTAAGTGCAGGAAATACAAACTTTGTAGCAACACTGTCTTCCCACTCTGGAACAGGACAGGCGTATCGTGGGTCTAACGAAATAGGATTTTTACTGGTTGAAGATATTGGTGGTGTTTAATGTCAGCCATTACTTTTCCTGCTTCTCCGTATCAATATCAAATCTTTACTGCTGGTCCTAAGAGTTGGCAATGGGATGGTGCTGTTTGGAACGCCTACTTCAACGAAAGCGTAGACACTGTTTATGGCACTGGCGCAGACGGTGATGCGACCCTGGACGGAACCACGACTGTTTTAAGCATGGCTCCATCCTCAAGCGTGTACTCCATGACGCGCGATATCTACTTCAACGACTTAACATTAGGCAATAGCGTCCGTCTTGCTCCTAATGGTTACAGAATCTTCGTTAAGGGAACCTTGCGCTTTGGTACAAGTTCTATTGTTGGCTTTACGACTGGATACGCAACTTCAGGTTCAATCATGCAGGGTGGAGCAGCAACTACGTCGGTGACACATAGTCTCGGTGGCAACGCAACTGCAACCTATACAGCCACTGCACCTACTACAGCGTTAGGTGGCGCTAACTACTTCAAACAACCACTACAGGCAATCAATGGATACTCCATAACCGCATCGGGTGGACCTACGTTCCTTCGTGGAGGCGCTGGTAGTACTGGACAGGCAGGTGGCGGAGTTGTCATCCTTGCTGCTCGTTACATCAGCGGTCCATCATCTGGAACTGGATATATTCAAGCACCAGCAACTGCACCCGCTGGTGGTGGCGTCATACTCATAGTCTCTTCCGCAAGCGCACTCCCTGGTACTATCTCAACAGATGTAACCGGAGCAAACGCTGGAACTGTAAATTACATTCAGCAGGTCTAACTATGGCAATTTCAAGAATTGAAACAAGCGTTGTTCGTTCAGGAAATGACGCTGTTTACGGAAATGGCGCAGATGGCGACGTAACCATCAGTGGAACCGTAACCCTTACAAGGGATATGCACTACAACACACTAACTGTTCCTTTGGGAAACATTCTTCTTACCGCAGGTTTTAAAATATTTGTTAAAGGTACTGCAACTATTAATGGTGTTGTTGGTATTGGTGATGTCACTGGTAACACTGCTGGTTCTAGTAATGGAACAATTGTTAGTTCAGCCTCTGCTGTGTCTTCTGGAACATTGTCTGGTCACACTTCTGGTGCCATTACTTACCGACTAGGTGGACAAGGCGGAGGAAACACCGACCCAAACGTCAGTGCTCTTCCTACATATCTTCTTAAAAGTGTTACTTCAATGCTTGGCGGCGCAATTATTGATGCCGTTTACGGTCCAACGCCTATTGCGTTAGCAGGAGGTTCTATAGGAACTACGGGGGCTTCTGGAGTATCGGGGGCAGCCGGAGCAACAGGGCTTGCCGGAGCAACAGGACTTGCCGGAGCCACAGGTTTGGCAGGAGCAACAGGTTTGGCAGGAGCCACAGGTTTGGCAGGAGCAACAGGTATTGCTGGTGCAACTGGAGTTGCTGGCGGACACCCTTCTGATGGTGGAACAGTAGGTGCTGCTGGTGGTAGAGGCGCATCTGGAGCAAGAGGAGCAAGCGGAGCACAAGGAGCATCTGGCGCAAGTGGTGCTTCTGGGGCAAGAGGTGCAAGTGGAGCATCTGGAGCATCCGGAGCGCGAGGTGCAAGTGGAGTTGCTGGTGCGGGCGGTATTGGTGGAGTTGGTGGAATGGGTGGACCAGTTGTTGCAATTATCGCCAAGACTATTACGGGAACCGGAACGGTTATGTCTCTTGCCATGATTGGTTCTCTTGGTGCTACTGGTGTTTCGGGCGCTACAGGAACTACGGGTGCCACAGGAACCACAGGTGCTACAGGAACTACGGGTGCCACAGGAACCACAGGTGCTACAGGAACTACGGGTGCCACAGGAACCACGGGTGCCGCCGGAAC